AGTTCCAGTTATTGTGTTTGTTGCTAGTGATATTGACTTATTTGAAAATGTATTTGTTGATGATGCTGTTACTGTGATATCTGAAGTAAGTGCTACTGTGCCAGTTGCATCTGGAAGTGTGATTGTGCGGTCTGCTGTTGGGTCTGTGACTGCAAGTGTTGTTTCAAAGTCATTTGCTGTAGCGCCTTCAAACTCAATGCTTGAACCAAATACGCCAACTGCTGCTGGGGCTGACCACTCAACGCCATATGTTGCACCTGAGTTTGCTGTAAGTACTTGACCATTTGAGCCAATACCTAAACGAGCAACTGCATCATCTGCACTACCAACAATTAAATCACCTTTAGCGTCAACGACACCTGCTGTGATAATGTTCTTTCCATTAACGGTCGCAGTTGATCCCTCAACTACCAGTCCCGCTTTTACTCTAAAATCTTTTGTTACTGTTGCCATTTTATCTCCTTGGTTAAGCCTTTAATCCTATACGCAAATAGCGTAAGGTTATAGGGGTTTGCCCTCCCACTGGAACTACAGTTAATGAAACTGTGTCTCCCGCTCTAGACACGGAGATGGTGCCAATATTCCCATCATTGTCTACTGTTCCATATTCACTGACACTTACGTCTATATTATCAGGGACTATAGTTAATTCTGTGGCGTAATATTTATTTGCGCCTCCAGAAGTCTTTTTAATTGAGATCAAGTATTTTACTGATCTCCACTCACTTGCTAAAAAATTGTCAAAAATTGTTGAGTTCTCAATACCATTGATTGTAACCTCATTATTTCCATCTGAACCAAGATCTGTTGATCTTGCAGAGGTGCTGTCAATCAAATCTTCATAGTTTGCTTGACTTGGACGATCTCCAGTTTGGAATAGAGACTTTATACTTGATATTGATAATTTAGCCATAGATGAATTATATCATGTATTTTAAATAATATAATTACTAAAGCCAATAACTTGTAAGGGAATTGGAGGAACACTTTGAGCTGAAATTGCAGGCACATTTACAGCAGTAAACCTAATTCTAAACGGAAGTGTTTGATTTATTGTTGTAAGTTTTATGTCTTTTTGCTTAATTGTTTTAACAGCAAATGAAGAATTTTTTATTCTTTTTGTTTTTACTGGACTTTTGTCAACTATAACAGCAGAAGCCATTATTGTGTCACATCTTCAAGAACTATAATCTTGCCCTGTGCAACTGTCCATACAATTTGGTCTTGCTCTAGAGAAACCTCAATATCAAAAATATCGTTTGTTTGCAATGCTGCTGTTTGTGTAGATGTTAAAGAAACTGTAAACTCTCCGTCATCATCATCATTTGCTGGAGCTGGAGTTAAGGTATAAAGTAAATTTGCAGTGTCTGTTATTTCTCCAGAGACAACTGGATTTGTTGTTGGTCTTTTAATTTGCATAGAAATATCCCAATCTGGAATATTTAGTGGTACCCCAGCATCATCAGTTAGGTATACAGAAAATGCTGATGTGTCTCCTTTTACAAATGTCCAATTAACAAATGGTGGCTTTTCGCCAATGTCATATGTGCTTTGTGTTTCTTGTCCTCTGTATGTAGCCATTATGCTAATCCTTCTTTTAATGATCCCCAAGTACCGTTGCCTTTTGGCTGACCAACAATAATTATACCTGAAGTATTTGATTTAGCAACAATAGCAACTACTGAAGCATTGGATGGTTTGACTTTTGTAAGTCCGCCAGATGCACCAACATAAAGTTTGTCTCCAGCAAGATATGAGTTTGTATTTATACCATCAAAAACACCAGAAATAATTACACTGCTTGTTGCATTATTTCCAATTGCTTCTTGGGCCAAACCTAAAACTGGGAAAGTAGCACTATTTGAAGATTGAGATTTTGCAACGGTAGCAAAACCAGCAACTGAAGAATACCCAGTAATATAAACTGGATCTCCCTTAGCAATATTTACCCCACTGTCATTATGCACTCCAATAGCCAAATATGTCTTTAAGATGTCTCTTAAAACAGCATCTACTGTTTCTGCAAGAGACTGCATATCCCCATGAACGTTTACTGGGTCGCTAGATAGTGGAAAAGGTATATCGTAATTAGTTGTTATTCCTGTAGCCATAGTCATTCTATTATACCACTTCAAAAAAAATAATATATTTTATTATAAATTTATCATTAAAATAATGTACAAATCGGACATTGACTTGTACTTGTCAGTAGAAACATGATATACTTAATTATGAGACCAAAGTGGGTCTCATTCGTTTCTTAGGAGGTAAAAACTATGAGAGAAACTAAAGTGTGGTTTGGGGTACTATTGATGGTGGCTTCTTCAGCGGTATTTGCTAATAACGCTAACGCTACCCCCAAGAATAATTTACTAAAACAATCTATATCTAAGGAATCAGCTGCCGCCCCTAAAGCGGCATTTGTTGTTTCTAAGCAATCTATTCTTAATAAATACAAAAATGCATCAACTTTATCAGATAAAGATTTATACTTGCTTTTGGGTGCAGTTGGTTTTGAAGGCAAAAAACTTAAAGAGGCTTGGGCTATAGCAAAAAAAGAGTCTAACGGAAGACCAATAGCCTTTAACGGAAATTCAAGAACTGGAGACAGCTCATATGGTATTTTTCAAATTAATATGATTGGCAAGCTAGGTCCTGAAAGACGAGAAAAATTTAATCTAAGATCAAACTCTGATTTATTCAACCCAGTAATAAATTCACAAATTGCATATCATATGAGTGCTGGTGGAAAGAACTGGGCTGCCTGGAAAGGTTTAACAGAAAGAACTAAAGCCTGGATGAAAAAGTTTCCAGGTCAATATTTATAAACTAAAGAATATTTTTTTAGTTTCATAAATTTCAGAGTCTATATTGCTTAAAGACAAAAGATATTCTTTGTCTTTACTTGTTAAAGAATTATATACAAATTCTGAATGCATACTTCTGTATACTTCTCTCTGATATTTTATATTGTTAGCTTGAAATTGTTTTATGCCTAAATCAGACATTATAGTGTTTTGAATTGTTTTAATATTATTTTCTGACAAAGTTTCTGGTTTAAGAATTAAAGATATTTTATTAATTCTGTTTAAAACATTTTCTTTTGTTATAAAAGAATTATCTCTAAATTTTGTAAAAAAACTTTCTTCTGCTTTAATTGTTGAAAACATTAAATTTTTAGACTGATAATTTTTTATTTCTTCTTCATGTATTTTAATCCACGATAGAAAGTTTTCTTTGTCTATTGTTAGACTAGAAGTATCTTTTATGGTATTAAATTCACTAACTGTAAGTCCGTGAACATAAAGACTAACAAGCTGTTTGCATGGATCTCTAAAAAGAGTTGTTACGTATGTAGAATCAGTTATTTCACTTCTCCATTGAGAGTGATCACTTGTGTTTATTCTATCCTTGATATTATTTATATTTGACTTTTCTATATCCTTATATATTGGTTCAAGAAAATTAACAAGATATAGTCTTCCTCCAGTTTTAGGAATATGCAAAAAATAAAAACTATCAAAATTTTTTATCATAAAAACTTACTACTATTTATGTGGCACATTTCTATTTGATTTATATTTAAATGTTTTGGCAAAGACCCAACCCAATAAATTGTTTCTGCTAAGTCTTTTGCACTTAAAGCATTGTCTCTTTTTTGCTCTTGAGTATCAATAGTTGCTGGACAAATTTCTGTTATCTTAATTCCATACTCTGGAAACTCTAGTCTCATAGTATCTATAAGGCCTCTTTCTCCACGTTTAGCATTTGTATAGTTTCCTCCACTACGATAAGGGATTTTACCGCCAAAAGATGTTACAAATATAATGGTTGGAGATTCTGATTTTTTCATGCATGGAACAAATAGTTGAGATAAAAACATTGGTCCCGCAACATTTATGTCATACGCCCTTCTAAAGTTTTCCATTGTTTCATTAATAATAAAGGTAGGGCTTGCTCCACCTCCAGCATTATTAACAAGAAGGTCAAGTGTTATATCTTTATATTTTTCAAAAAAATGTTTAATTTGAGAAGGACTAGTAATATCCATTTGATATGTTTCAATGTTGTCAGATACGAGTTCGTTTATTTTTGATAAATTTCTTGAAACAGCAATAACTTTGTATCCATTTTCAGACAAAAGTTTTACAGTGGCATAGCCAACACCTTTACTCGCTCCTGTAACTATTGCTGTTTTCATGTTTATTAAATTTAGCGATTACGCATTTGCATATTGTTGTGTATCCAGTGACCTGGAATCATATACTTAAAGTTAGTTTTAACTAAATGAGCAGTATGATAATACGGTGCAGCTGATGGGAAGATAACAATGCTTCCTGCTTTTGGTTTTACAGCAAAGTCAATTGTGTCTCCTTTTATTGCAATGTCGTAATCCAATTCAGGTGACTTAACCTTATTCTTATTTTCATAGTCTGAAAGGGTAAAAGAAACTTCTCCGCCTTCATAGTCATCATTTAGATATATGTTAAAAGAGTACCTTAGAGTTATGTCTCCATCATTTTGATCAAAGTGTGATCCCATTCCTACTCCTGCTCTATATTTTTTTATATTAAATACAGGGAAAAGGTTTGGCTCTTCTAAGTCTCCCATTGCAGTAGCATAATCTTTGCATACCTCATAAAAAGAATCATAGATTGTATTGTACACATATAGCATTTTAGACTTATATGGATCTTCCATGGCTGTTATTTCACCTAAATCATATGTTTTTGTTAGTCCATAAATAAAGCTTTTATCGTTAGAGGCTGTCCAGTCTGTCCATGATGATATACCGTCAGACTTTTCCATGGCGTCTAGCTCATCAATTGTTTTCATTAGCTCGTCAAAGTTTTTAATACAATCTTCATAATAATAAACCTTTTCTTCTAGAATTTGTTTTTTCATATTATTCTCATTTCTTTAGTATTTATTATTTTCATAAAAGTTGTTTATTTTTATAAAACCAACTAAGACATACCTTATTGGTCCTTTTCCTACATGTTTTACTCCGTGCTCAAATTTATCATTCCCAGGGAAAATAAGCATAGATTTTTTTTCAGGTTTAATTTCTAGTCCATTTTTTTCAAAGAAAAGTTCTCCGCCAACATAATCGTCATTTAAATATAAAATTGTGGCATATTTAATTGATGGATCTGTATGTTGGTCTGTGTGTGATTTTAACTCAACTCCTTCTTGCATTCTTTGTATTGTTGCAAATCCAGAAAGGTGTAAGTCTTCACTTGATACTTTAATCAGCTCGCTTAATCTGGTATATAGTTTTTGGTATAGGTCTGTGTGTCTTATATTTAAATTTTTGTCATTCCAATTTTGAGTTATTTCAAATTTTCCCTCAGCAACAAGATTTTCAACATCATCTCTTCCAAATTTTTCCATACAAAAACGTTTTAGATTTGTTGTGTACTCAATTAACCAATCTTCTTCTTTTGCATTATTTATGTAGTCAAAAATTTCTTCTAGTTCTTCATCCAAGATAAAATCTTTTACTAATAAAACATTGTCTTGTATTTCTTCTACAGCAAAGTTATTTTCCTTTAGTTCTTTTTTTAAAAAAGTAGACACCTTAGCTACCTTCCTCTATCTTATACTTGTTTCCATTTTGATCAATTTTATATCCAGAATTAAGAAGTTTTTGCCATGCTTCTTTTTCAATTTTTTGTGCATCTCTTACTTTTTGCATCTCTTCTTTCCATGCATTTCTAACTTCTTCAGGATATGCGTCTTCTTCTCTGTCATCCCAAAAGGATCCAAGTGTATACCTTACTCCTTTTGTTATCATTGTTACTTCATGCATATTTTTGTGTCCACCATCAAATACCGCAAGCAATCCTGTTTTTGGGCTAATTGATAAATCGTGTCCTGGGAACTTTAGCAGTCCTCCATCAAAATCTTCATTTAAATATAGAAAAGCAGCATACCTACTTCTTTCAAATGGTCCAGAGTTTCCATGCTCGTCTGTATTATCTGAGTGAAGTCTTGCATATGCACCTGGCTCCCACTTTTGTGTGTGATAACCAATTTGAACAATAGTTTTTGGGTCTAAGTCATGAACAGATGCAACTGCCTCAATTATTCCACTTTTAATCTGTGAAAATATATCTGATGGCAGTCCTGAATCAATAATTTCTTTATCATTGTCTTGTGGCAAAATAGAAGAATAAGATTCATAAAAAGAAATTGGTGTCCAAGATATTTTTTTATTTTCAGCTTGTGCATCTAATATTTCAATTATTTTAATAGATTCATCTTCAGTTAAAAAATTTTCATATATGACTATATCGCTATTAATTCTTTTTTTATTGTTTAGGTTCATGGTTGTCTTTCTCCTGTATGCTCAGTTATTTCCCAAAAGAATGGACATGTATATCTAATACCGCTTTTAATTTCTGTTACTCCATGGATATAATTCATGTCTCCTGGGAAAAAGTATGCAGCACCTCTTTTTGGTTTAAACTGAACTCCCTGTTTTGGAAAATATAATTCTCCACCCTCATAGTCTTCATTTAAATAAAACAAACTAGATAAATCATAGTTTGGAAAATCATTTGGTAGTCCAGCATCTGGACCTTCATGTAGTTCTTTATCTGCGTGAGGATTTTGAAATTGTCCTGGAAGCCATCTGACAATAGTTGTGCCAGTGGGTACAACCTTTACACTGTAAAACTCTTCAACTATTGGCTTTAATCTTTGAAACAATCCTGCAATAACTGGTGCAATCTTTGGATCATTTTTGTCTAGAGTTGGGTGAGTTGCAACCCTATCTTTCCAATAATCAGAATCATAAACAACTGTTCCATTTTCATTGACGTGACTCTGTGTTACATCCCAGATAGTTAGAGATTTTGCAGACTTTTCTAAAAAATCCATTTCATCTTGAGTCATAAAATTTTCTAGCTCAACAATCATTTCTTTTCCATTGCCAAACCACCCAGATGGGGTCATTGAAGGCTTTCTAGATACAACAGAGGCGTTTATATTGTTCATAATTACATTATACCATTTTCCTGTTATCTTCTACTGAAAGGCGTAAAGCTTTTGTTTCGTGACTGCCTAGGCTTTCTCCTTTTTCATTTACTGCATCTCTATACCAATCTGTCCAATTGCCAGTTTTATTTATTTCTTGTGCAGCATCCCCATATGATTTATTTTTATTTTGTCTAGATCTATCTTCATCTTTATAGTCATAGACCTTTATAGATGTGTTGTCTAAATCTGTTAAAGAGACTGGAATTATGGTTGCAATTGGTTGACCTGCCTTTATAAGTATTTCTTTATTTGGAGTTTTTGCCTTTATTGCTAATGGAAAATCACTATCAAACCAAGAAGAACTAATTAAAGAAGACATAGTTTCAAAATCAGGACTAAAATAATTTACTGGATTTATTGTAAATAAGCTAAAATTTTTATCTGTTCTGAAAGTTAATCCTGTTGTGAAGCTTACACTTGATTGACCTCTTCCAGTATAAAGATAAACATCATCAGTTAAAATTGTAACGTTATCTTGTGAAGTATCATTAACCCCATTCCAAATAAATCTAACGTCTTTTTTCCATGACAAGTTCCAACCAATCATGTTTGCCTGTGTTACTGGAAAACACCTATAGGCATGCTTTTCTGGTGTAACATCCATCCAATCTCTTTTTATAGACATTGGAGAAATTACTATATTGGAATTAATGTTTTGCTCAACTGATATATTTAACATCAGTGATCGTCTTTGGTATACATTTCTTGGGTATGAAATTTTTTATTGTAATCCAACATTGTTACAATAGAATATTTTGTTCCTGAGTGTACTGGCATTGCCCTATGTGGATACATGTAATTTGATGGGAAAATAAATAAGTCTCCTGCCTCTGGTTTTAAATTTAAACCCTGAAGTCTAAAGTATAGCTCTCCACCTTCATAATCATCATTAACATAAGCAACTAAAGACACTGTGCAGTTATAAGAATATCCATGATCATGGTGCTCTTGAAAGTGTTGTCCTGGACCGTACTTAATAAAATTAAATGCTTCCCAGTACTTCAAATCCATTATGTTGTGTTCTCCACGATAATCTTCTACAGCAGCAAACTGTGCATCATAAACATCTTGCCATAATTCTTGTAAAGCCAAAGACTCAGGACTGGTATCTCTTTCTATATCTGTTTTTTTATATTTAAAATCAGCACAGTCTCTATAGTCTGGCATAAGTTCTTTGTACCCAACATATGCTGGCATCCAATGATATCTTTTTCCTTCTGGGGATAACTCTCCGTATCCAGCAACAGAACCTAAAACGCTTTCAAGTCTATTAATTACGTCAAATTCTTTTTTAATTACATTTTTGTATAAAAATATACCGTTTCCTAAGTTTTGTCTTTCTGTCCAAGTTTTCATAATTACCCCTTTTTATTTATATTCTCTTCTAGACCATACTTTGTTTTTATAAACTCCTCCATCTGGTTCACGATAGAAAAGCATGTTCTTTACCATTTTATCACGAATTTCTTTTGGATCTTCAATTTCTATTGAGTGTTCCCAGTTTTCTCTTTTAAATGGAAAAGCCTGCATATAAGGTGTTCCAGCAGGAATTGTTCCTTCCCAGCCAAGTGGAATAAAAAATGGAAATGTTCCTAAAAAATTAAGCTTATCGTTGTCAACAATTCCAGTTGTATTTAAAAATGGCAAATCAAATCTATTCATTGGTGTCATGAATAGAACACTATACCCCTCTGGAAGCTCTAATCCCCAATCTGCATGCCAAGCAAAGTGCTCTTTATAGAATCCTACTGGGTGCTCAAATTGTGGCATTGGAGATCTTTTTGTACAAAAGTCTTGATAGTTTGGATCAGAAACCTCAACATCAATCATTCCATAACTGTTTTTAAAGAATTTAATATCACAAGGAGTTTTTAAAAGATATCCTGTTAAAAATGAATCTAGTATTGCAGGACAAGCTTTCCAGGTTTGCACTTTGCCATAATCGTCAACTGTTCCTTTTTTTGGAAAAGGACACATTTCTTTTGTTGCTTTATAATATTCTCCAGTAAATGGATCTTTTGCAAATCTATCTGCATTTTTATACCACTCAGGAATTTCATTTTGTGTTGGAGTAGGTACAGAAGGACTGTCTTTTCTTAGCCAAGGCCTAAAAGACTTAAAAATTATTTTGTTAAAATTTTCCATACTTATTTTTTATGTCCAAGTGTATTGATATCTGTCATAACAACAACACAATACTTAGTTCCTGACTGCATAGGCAGTGAGGCATGTTCATAGATATAGTTTGATGGAAAAATTGCTATATCTCCAACTTTTGGTTTATGGGTATAACCATCTAGTCTTGGAAATCTAATCTCTCCACCCTCATAGTCGTCGTTTATATATATAACGGCAGATACTGTACAGTTATAAGCTGGTCCATGATCTGCATGAATATTAAAGTGGGTTCCTTCTCCTTCATACTTTACAAAATTAAATGCTTCATAATAAACAACACTTATTCCCCAATATTTTGCATAATCATCTATACAAAACTTTAACTTTTCATATATTTCTTGATGAAGATCAATTAGTTCAGAATTGTGTTCATCCCTAGGTCCTAAGTTTTCTTGTTTGTATTTAAAGTCTACACAGTCTCTTGCTTTTTTAATTGGTGTTGGTGAGTTAGTTACAGTAGCATCAGCCCAGTTATATTTTTTATCATTTGATAGATTAGACTCAAGTGTGTTAATGTATCTGTTTGCATCCTCAAGAGAAAAAGTATTTTTGTATATGTTTAAACCCAGTCCTGGATTTTCAACTACAATATCTCCTTCAAGATGTCTGTCTACTCTATTGGTTATTGTTTCTGATCTATCTTTTGTAAACCATGGATTTGTATTTTCATCATAAATGTCCACAGGAATACCCCCATTTCTTTAATTTAATTGTATCACAAACGATAAAAGTTATTTTGTTATAAAAATAATTTTACCAAGCGTATGGATCAAAGAATGGGAAGTATGGACCAAATGCAGGTGGGAAGAATGGACCAAATCCTGGGAAAAACGGGAAATACGGTGGGAAAAATGGGAAGAACGGCGGGAAGAACGGCGGGAAAAATGGTGGTGCTACTGGGGTAACTGAGTTAGAGGCCGTTGATCCATCTGATGTAGCAATAACGTTATTTTGAGAATCTTTATTTCTTAGCGTAACAACAAAAGTATATGATGTTCCATTTGACAAACCTGAAACGCTAATAGGGGAACTTGAACCTGTTCCTGTAATTCCGCTTGGAGTTGATGTTGCAACATATTCAGTTGCAGCTGGCTTTCCTAGGTATGATGGTGCTGAAAAAGTAACAGAAGCACTAGCGTTACCAGCTGTTGCTGATCCTATGATTGGAGTTCCTGGTTTGCGTCCACCAGATGATGATGTAACTCCCTTATTTTTTGCACTCATTTTAAAACCTTTCGCTAGACCTGCCTTTATATGAACATTATATACTATTATTTAACATTTTGTGCTTAATTTTATTTTTATAAATTGTTTTTATAAACATGGCATTACCAAGCGTATGGATCAAAGAATGGGAAGTATGGGAATGAAGGTGGGAAGAACGGGAATGAAGGTGGGAAGAACGGAAAGAATGGGAAGTATGGGAAAAACGGTGGAAAGAATGGTCCTGGAACAACGGGTGTTACAGAATTAGATGCTGCAGAAGATAGAGAATCTACAACTCCATTATTTAGTTTTACAGTAAAAGTATATGCAGTTCCATTAGTTAGACCAGTAACTGATATTGGGGAAGTTGATGAAGTTCCTGTAATGTTACCTGGATTTGAAGTTGCAATATAGTTAGTTCCAATAGGCTTTCCTAAATAAGATGGAGCAGTAAAAGGAACACTTACTGTTTGTGAAGCAGAAGTAGTGGCTGTTCCTATTGTTGGCGTTCCTGGTTGATGTCCAGCAGATCCTTGTGCCCCCATAAGGATAAATGACATGTTAAGCTACCAAATCGCCTAAAGCAACCCATGTGTCTGTAGCACGTTTAACTAATACAACCGATGACCATTGAGTTCTTATCTTTAATCCTGGTGTAGCATTAACAGTAACTCCACTTGCTGGAGTAAGTGTTGTTTGTCCAGTGTTAGTTTGAAGAATTAATATCTGTGTACCGATGGGAAATGCTTGAGATGCATTTGTTGGGATTGTTAGTGTGTTGGCTGAAGCAACTGAAACTTCTACAATTTTTGAGGCATCAGATAAAACTAGTGAATATGATGCTGTTTGTGCATTAGTTGATAAATTAATTACTGGACTTGTTAAAGTTTTATTTGCAAGTGTAACTGTGTTGCTTGAAGTAACTGAAGGAGCTACCCATTCAAGTCCTGTTGCAGTTCCAGAGTTTGCAGTTAATACAGTACCATTTGATCCAACGGTTAATAGGGACACTGTAGAAGCAGCAGATGCACTTAGTAATGAACCTTTTGCTGTATATATTGTTGGAGATAATCCATCAATACTATCAATTTGAGACTGAATATTATTTATTGTGTATGCAATTGATGGATTTACAAGGTTTGCAGCATTTGATTCTGCTGTGTCAAAAGTATATGATCCGTAGTGATAAACCCTTAGAGCTGCTTGTATATCAGCAGCATCTGAGTACCCTGGAATCTTTGTGGGGACTAAAGTTCCTATATTTTCTGCTGCCATTTTTCACCTCTCAAAAATTATACCATAATTAAATAACTATTGATATAAAAATATGCGTAACAACCTCTCCAGATAGGTTTGACCAAGTTCCAGATACACTTTGAACTGCTTTAAAGTTAATAACAAGATTTTCTCCACCAGATAAAGCTGGAATAGACATTGAAGAAGCTATTGGACTTGTGTGAGCAATGCTGTATTGAACACTAAAGTTTGATGCTGTTAATGGTGAAGATGATCCAGTTACAATGTCATCTATTGGAATAATTATTTGTGCTACTCCACTTGTATAAGTTGTTAATATATTTTTTGAATAGATTGTAGGGTTTATTTTTAGTGTTTCTACCCAAACATTTCCACCAGGTTCTGATCTATATTGATACATATATCCATAGTCTGCTCCAGGAGATGTATTTATATACATATCATTTAATTCTATTTCTTGCCCTATGTCAATTACATTTGGATCACCAACACCAACAAAAATTTGACTTCCACGATCTCCTTGTGGGCCTATATCAACTGACAGCTCAATCGTTGATGGTGGTCCAAGGATTGTAATATCATCATTAGATAAAACAACATCTGTCATTAAACTGCACCAGTTACATCGTCTTGAACTGTAATTGTTCCAGTAAGCAAAGTATAAATAAGGTCTGGATCTGGTGTTGTGTTTGTAATTTGAAGGTCATAAACATAAGATCCAGCAGTTAGTGATCTTCCTACTGATGGATTAATTCTACAAGTTACAATATCTAATTCTGTGTTTATTGTTGCTGTTGCTGTGTACTGTGTTGCAGAAGATCCTCTTTGGTTTGCAATTGTAAATATGGCTGTAAAACCATCCAATGCAAAAGTTTCTCCGTTTGGTGATTTTGGACGGGCAACAAACTCAAAAGTGTCACCACGATAATATGAAAAATTGTATACGCTTGGAAATGCCATTATTCCTCCTAGTTTATTATACCATCAAGAGACAGAGATATACATGCCTTTTAAAAGTATAGTGCTTTCATTATCTGCTCTAGCCTGTATGATTGCACCCTCTGACCTAATTTTTGAAAGATCTACGTATAGTGTTTGACTAATAGACATATCATATGGATATTTATATTTTAACATTCCAATGTATGCCGTTGGAGAATCTACTTTTGGAGTATAAGTTCTTATCCAGACTTCTGTATTATTTGTGTCTGTTGTAATTGTTATATCGTATCTTATGTCTACCTTTGTTCCTATTTTTAACTGCTTAAAATTAATTCTTTGAGTATAAGAATTCCAAAGTGATACTGATCCTTCTGGCAAAAACTTTAAGATATTTTGATTTTCATCATCATGCATTAAAATATTTACCCATCCATCGTCTCCTCTGTCTGGACCAAGCAATAACGGGGTTTTTTCTTTATTTTCATAGTATGCCCATCCTGGATATTGTCCTGATGGACTTTCATATCCATTTCCACCACCTTTTCCAGGTTCCCCTTTAGGGCCCTGTGGTCCTTCTTTGCCGTCTTTTCCTGTATCGCCCTTATCTCCCTTTGGCCCCTGTGGTCCTTGTGGCCCTGGAGGGCCTTGTTCTCCTTTTTCACCTTGGTTTCCTGGAACAGCAATATACTCAGTGCTACCTAATTCTGTGCTTCTTGTTGATTTAACTGTTTCTGAATATTTTGTTTTTGGACCATCCATATTTTTTGATATGGCCACGATACTATTTCTTTACTTTAAAGATAGTTCCATTAATTTTTATTAATGGTGGAAGCTTTGGGTTTGTGTCTTTAATTTTAATTATCATTTAAGAAACTCCACCAATAGTGGTTCTGACATTTCCTGGAGATACATCCCCTAATACGCAGATTGTTCCAACAACTGGTGTCCATGTAATTGTTGATACCCCGTCTGGAACTATTACCTGTAGGTCAAAAGACAATTCTGCCACTACTGACCTATATTTTATTCCCCAATTTTCTGTTACAGATGCTGGGGCACTTACTGTTACTACTGATCCATCAATAGAAACTTCTAGCTCATCTAAAATATCTGTTGTTGGATCATAAGCGGTAGCAGCAAATGCCCATCCATCTGTGTCAAATTCTGTAACTTCATCATTTTCAAGAAACGAAACTGTAAATGAAGCATAGTCTCCACGAACTACTGTCCACTGTATATTTGCTGGAGTAGCGCCAAACTTTTCTATTGTTGGGGAGCACATATAAGGATTATATCATATTAAATGACTAAGCCCCTAGGGGCAGTGGGGGTGGGTAGAGAGCAACCTAGGGGCCAGCCTTATAAAGTATAACATTATATTATTAAAAATACCATAGTGTAAAGGTTTTATAACTTTTTGTTATGTTTTAAATTGTTATCAAATTGTTATTGTCTTAAATGTCCGTTTTGTTATGTTATGTCTATTAGGCCAGGGTATTGGATAGTGTATACTTAAAATATATAAGAAAAGAACTATAAGCAAATAAGGTTTTTAAAATATCTTTTATATATTATATATAGTAAATTATTTAGAATGATCTTTTAAATGTTCAAGCAAA